ACTGAGCGAGCGCGGCATTGATCTGGCGATGTCCAATGACGACATCATGGCCGCGCTCAATGGTGGGCAGCCTCAAAAGACCGATCCTGTTTCATTTGCTAAATCTATTGCGGCCAAAATTAGAGAGCTTCTTCCTGAGGTCGCGGCAAGCATAAAAGTCAATGTTGTGCCTGTTGGCGATGCTGCCCTGAGACGGAATAAGGTCGCGGAAGAGTCAGGAGTAGATATTCATGCTGATGCCACAAGTTCAGGCGGGACAATAACGATCACGCCAGAATCAAGTGTTGAGCTTATCGTGCATGAGTTCCGGCACGTTCTTGATATTGTTGTTGTAGGGTTGGGCCTGCGTGATGCTGTCACAAGTCTTGAAAGCACAAATGAGGGTCGTGACCGCCTGCACGGTTATCTAAACGCTGCGCGTGATGCGGGTCATATTCCTAAAGACGTTTACTTTGCAAATGAAGCTGAAATCGCAAATGGGCTTGTCGCTGCCTTCTGGTCTGATCCCGATGGAATGGAGGCGGCGATACCTGAGATTTTTGACATCCTATTTGACAGCCGGATAAGTGAATTTTCATTTTTGAATGATATGCTTGCCGCCCTGCAGGATGATCCCGATGGTCAGCAATATGATCAGGAAGGCCGCCTGCTGACTGACACGCCGGAATTCCGCGCGTGGTTTGGCGATAGCAAGGTGGTCGATGAGAAGGGTGATCCGTTGACGATGTACCACGGGACGCCAGATGCTAGCTTTGACGCATTTAGTGAGGACCAGTTTTTTACGGAGGACCGTGAGTATGCTTCGCGTTTTTTAAGTTCGTCCACGGCGTCATCCAGCATGTATGGTGTGCGAGACGGGGACGCTCAAGTTATTGAGGTTTACATAAAATCTGAAAACCCTTTTGACACAAGAAGCCCTGACCATGCTCTGGTACTAAAAAATCAATTTTCGGGTGTTTTTGGTGAGGGCGTTTTGACAGAAAACGGCTTGCCTGATTGGGTTGAGGGGCGCGATATTGCGGAGTTTTTGCGCGAAAATGTTGCCGAACTGGGGTTTGACTCCGTAATCGTAGATGAGGGTTCCGATAACGCTGGTCAGCGCCCGCCTGCTTACATTGTTTTTTCTCCTGAGCAAATCAAATCCATCAACAACCGCGGCACCTTCGACGCCAACGATCCGCGCATTATGTTTCAGGACCAAGCGCACCCGTTTGAAGGCGTGACGCGCGATGAGTTTTTAGGTTCACCAAAGATCACATCAAATGCAAATGCATCCAGCTTGGTCCCTAAGGTTCTGGCTTCGGTCGAACCTGTTGAGGCGGTGCCTTTCAATGCTGGCGTCGGTCTCACTGCCAAGTATCACGAAAATGGCGCTGCTGTTCTCAAGGGCGACAAGGTGATTGCCTCGTATAATCTTGGTGACACGCTGGTTGTTGCGAAAGGCCAGCGCCGCCAAGGAATTGCTGAGGAATTGGTTTATCAGTGGCGGATGAGGTTTCCGAATTCTCAACCTGCGACAAGCCGGACAAAGGCGTCCCAAAAACTACAGGAAAAGGTGTGGGATCGGATTCAGTCTGAAATTCAATCTGGCGAAACATCTTACAATCAGCAAAAGCGCGGCTCGATCGTTCTGCCGCGCGGCGGACTAACCGAGGGCCAGACCGTCATCAACCTGTTTGAAAGCGCTGATCTGTCCACGTTCCTGCACGAAAGCGGTCACTTTTTCCTTGAGGCGTTCACGGCGATGGCCACATCTGAGGGTGCGCCGCAGGCGATGGCCGATGATCTGGCTGTGATCCACAAATTCCTTGAGGTCGAGGATGGTGCATCACTGACCCGCGATCAGCACGAAACATGGGCGCGCGGATTTGAGGCATACCTGATGGAAGGCAAGGCACCGTCGCTGGGGCTGGCCAGCGCCTTTGCGCGGTTCAAGGCATGGCTGACCCGCATTTACCGCACCGTGCGCAACCTCGATGTGAAGCTGACGCCAGAGGTTCGCGAGGTCATGGATCGCATGCTGGCCACGGATGAGGAAATCGCGGCAATGCGCGATGATCTGGCCATGCGCCCGCTGTTCGCTGATGCTGCGCCTGCGGGGATGTCGGATGCTGACTTCGCCACATATCAGCGGATGGCCCAGCGCAGCGCTGACCAAGCTGAGGCATCGCTTATGAAACGCACCATGGAAAAGGTGCGGCGCGAAACCCAGAAATGGTTCAAGGACGAAAAGAAAGCTGTGCGGGCAGAGGTTGAGGCCCGCGCCAACAAGATGCCTGTCTATCGCCTGACCGAAATGCTGGCCAACCAGCGATGGATCGGTGACGCGGATCGCGAGGTGCCTAACATTCAGATGGATCGTGATGCGCTGGTTGATCAATTCGGCGAGGGTGTCATTGCAGAGCTGGGGCGCACGCGCCTAGGCGGCAAGCGCGCGATCTATGCCAAGGGCGGTGATCGCCCTGAGATAGTCGCTGAGATGTTCGGCTTTTCCAATGTGGTCGAGATGGTCGAGGCGCTGCAGAACGCGGGCAAGCGCAAGGATTACATCGACGGCGAAACTGACCGCATCATGGTCGAGCGCCACGGTGATCCGCTCAATGATGGATCGATTGAGGAGGCCGCGGCGCTGGCCGTTCATTCTGAGCAGCAAGCCGCCATGGTCACGACTGAGGCCCGCGCGATCGCCAAGCGCTTGGGGCTGCCGACGCGCAATATCAAGGCCAAGGAATACCGAGCCCGCGCCAAGGCCATGCTGGGGCGCATGAGCGTGCGTGAGGCGTCACGGTCGGCGTCGTTTCTGCAGGCTGAGCGTCGGGCGGCCAAAGCTGCTGAGCGTGCGTTTGCGCGGGTTGCGCGCGGCGGCACGCGGGCTGAGGCGTCACTGGCTGAGGCGATGCAGGCGAAAGAGCAGCAAATCCTCAATCATTTCCTCTATCAGGAGGCCCGTGATTTTGAGGCGCGCCTGCAGCGCGCGCGCGAAAAGTTCCGCTCATTCCAAAAGGAAAGCGTCCGCAAGGCTGTGGGCCTGGCTTATCTCGATGAGGCAACGGGTGAGATGGTGCCCGGCCATATTGAGCAGATCGATGCCCTTTTGGAGCGCTATGACTTCCGCTCACGCAGCGACAAGCAGGTGCGCAACGCCGAGTCCCTGATGGCCTATGTGCAGCGCATGACCGATGAGGGCCGTGCGGATGAGCTGGCGATTGATCCCGTCATTTTGCGCGATGCTGAGCGCCGCCATTACACGCGCCTGTCGGTTGATGAGTTCGCTGGGCTTGTGGACACTGTGGCCAACATCGAACACATGGGGCGGCGTCGGGCCCGGCTGGTGGATCGTAAGCGCAAGCGTGATCTGAATGAGGTCGCGTCCCGCGTTTCTGGCCTGGTGCGTGATCGGTTTGGTCGCGGCAAATCAGACGCCCAAAGCGGCGCGGTGCGTAACTTCTTCAACCTGCTCATGCGTGTGGACACTGTGGCCATCGACATCGACAAGGCAGAGATGGGCGATTTCTATGACGCCATCAAGCGCCCGATTGATGAGGGCTCTGCGGCTGAGCAGCAAATGAATGCCGAGTCTGCTCTTGAGATTGAGGCGCTGTTTGATGTCTACACATCCAAGGAAAAGCGCGACTTCAACACGGCTCGCGTGATCCCTGGCGCAAACGGCCAACCTTGGTCAAAGCAGCAAATCCTTTCAGTGGCGCTGAACACAGGCAACAAGGAAAACCTGCAGCGCGTCCTAGATCGTCGCGTTGATCGTTCTGTGCGCCTGACCCAGCCCCAACTTGATGCCTTGCTCGACACGTTGGATAAGCGCGATTGGGATTTCGTCCAAAGCATCTGGGATTTCGTGGGCAAGTTCCAAAGGGAATCCTTTGATGTCGCTGAACGGATGACCGGCGTGCGACCCAAGGCGGTTGAGGCCGCGTCGGTGCAAACCAAGTTCGGCACATATCGCGGCGGGTATTATCCGATCGGCTATGACCCAACCAAGTCGAAAGCGGCACAGCTCGACGCTGAGGGCGCGCTGGATCAGTTTCTGTCTGCGGGGCGGGGTAACGCGGCCAAGGTCGCTGATGGCTTCACCAAGGGCCGCGCGCAAAGCGGCGGCGGGCGCGCCGTCCTCTATGATTTTTCTGTGATGATGCGCCATTCTGTTGATGCCGCGCGCCTGATCGCGCTGGCTGAGCCTGTGTATAATGCTCAGCGCATCCTCAACCACCGATCGGTGTCTGATGCCTTCCGCGATGGCGGCCAGGCCAACCTGCTTTCTCAGCTCAATCTGTTCCTGCAGGACATTGCGTCGGGCCCAGTTTATAGCTCTGACCCGATCAATGCAGCCTCGCGCTTTATGAAGAACAACTTCACCTTGTCGCGGTTGGCCTTCAATCTCAAGACAGTGGCGCTGCAGGTGACTGGCTTGGGGCAGTCGGCGGCGGTGATCGGAAAACGCAACCTGATGCGCGGCTTTAATGTCTATCGCCAAAACCCAGCACGGGTTGCTCAAGATGTTCTGGCTAAATCGGCATTCATGGCTGAGCGCCAGACCACGTTTCAGAAAGATGTCTTTGATGCGCACAATGAGGCGCGGGTGTCGTCTCCGATCGCCTCGCGCTGGCGCGCTGGGACTGAGGTTCTGTCAAAAGCGGGCTTTGCGCCTATGGTCAAAACGCAGTTCTACGTGGTGGACCTGCCCACGTGGCTGGGCGCATTTGAGGCTGAAATCCGTCGCAACGGTGGCGATGAGGCCAAGGCCATTCACTTTGCGGATCGGATGGTCGATCGCTCTCAGGGTGGCGGGTTCATGGCTGATCGCAACGCGCTTGAGCGCGGCACTGTATCCCGCAACGTGCGCCAATCAGATTTCGTGCGATTGTGGACCACGCTGGGCGGATACATGGTGACAAAGCTGAACCGCGGATACGTGACAACACGCCAAGGCGCGCGAGCCATTGGGCAGGCTAATGGCCCGGTCGAAAAGGTCGCTCAGGCCGCGAACATGGCCGCTGATCTGACTCTGTTATTTGTGTTTGAGGCGGCTCTGATGGGGCTGGCTTATTCCTTGCTGACTGACGATGAGGATGAGGAGGATGTTGCCGCGTTCATCGCCAAGGAAACGGCTGCGGCGGCGCTGGGTGGCATCCCGTTTGTTCGCGAGTCTTTCAGCGCATTCAATGGATACGGTGCTGGCGGCGTTCTTAGCTCGGCGCTTGAAATTCCTGCAGATGTTTGGACGCAAATTTCGCAGGGCGAGAATGACAAGGCGTTTCGGCGCGCGGTCGGAGACGCCATCGGTTTCGGAACCGGATTGCCGACAACGCAGTCAATTCGTGTTATTGAGGAAATCATAGCCGGTGATGACGGCTCAATCGCAGAGGCCGCTTTTGGCCGAAACCCGCTGGCTGATTAGGGGAGACAAGCATGACCATTTCGAGCAGCACCAATAAATCTGGGCCATATAACGGAAATGGCTCTACTACAGTTTTTGCGCGAACATTTCGCGTTCTCGACGCGGATCACCTAAAGGTTTACCAAACTATTTCCGGCGTCACATCAGAGGTCACTACCGGCATCAGCAAAGACGGGATTGGCTCGGATAGTGGAAATGTTACCTTTGACACGGCCCCCTTGGCCGGAACACAGATCACGCTCTTGCGCGACATCCCGTTAACGCAGGAAACGGATTATTCTGCGCAGGGCAAGGTCTCTCCTGTTCAAGTTGAGGATGACCTTGATTTGCAGGAAATGCAAATTCAAGACATGCATGGCAGGGTCGAAAGAAGCATTAAGGTGCCTATCACATCTGACGGCGGATTCGAGGTTTCGGAGCCATCATACGGTCGTGCACTGATCGGTAATATCGGTGAGGATGGATGGGAGGCCGGTCCCAATGCCCAGGAGATTGCCAACGCGCAATCTTATGCAATAAGAGCTGAGGAGGCTCTGGCAGCTACGGGCGGTCGATTATATGAGTCTTTTGCCGAAGCTGAGGCCGCTTCTGTCCCGTCCGTCGCCATTATGATTTGGGTCAAGTTCAACGGCATGTTGTTGGCCTTTGAGCGTGACGATGATTATTCGTGCTTCACCGATGCAAATGGTGATTCATGGCGGCCTCACACAGCATACCCTGCTTTTTATGAGCATTGGCAAATTGCAACCCGATACATTGACCCTGATGAACGCACTTTTACACCGGCGGTAACGGTCGGTTCTATCATGTCATCAGAAACAGACTACACCACGCAAATCAACGCTTGCCACTCTGAACACAAGGGCATCGTTTATGTGAATGGATTTGTCAATCATCGGCAAATTCAATGGCATCGCGAGTGTGTTGTCTTGAACGGGGCAGGCGGCGAGTTTGTAGCGGGTTTCAACGCTATTTATGATGACACGATTGATCACTATCACCTCGGAGATATTGGTGAGCGCGGATTCTTGTGCGGCAACTTAACGTTCTATGCAGAGCAGCCAACAGATGCCGCAAGTCGAGATGATTTGATCCGTTATCCATGGGCAATCAAAATGTCCGACAGCGCACGATCTGTGCCGTCATCGATCCGCATCGTCGGATATATCAACGGCGTTGACATGAGCGATAGCCCGGCACCCTCAAACGCGGGTGGCGCTCATCTCGAAGATTTGGAGACCATGTGCTATGGCATAGGCGTCTATATCAATGAGGCATTGGATTACGTCACGATAGCACCGTATCGGTCCTGGCCCTTTATGATGGCGGGCTTTCAGCCGCTTGTAGATATTTTTTCCGATGGGCTTACGGATGCCATTCGTGTGGAGAAATGTGACGGGTTCATTGGTGAAATTGCCACATGGAAAACTAGAGCCTCATTTGGTCGAAATGCTGGCACACATCTTGTTCTAACGGGGGATGTCGGCTGGTTGACCGAAGGTGAAACTATCACTCAGTCTGTCAGTGGTGCCTCTGGGGTTGTGGATTACATTATTGCCGGGCCCAGAACTCAGGTTCGGTTAAAAGATGTGTCGGGCTCCTTTGACACCACAAACACCCTTTCGGGGTCTGATACTGGGGCAATGGCGGCGGCCTCTGTTCCCACGTCCGCAACATCCATATCAGCGCAGTCAGAGGGCGCAATAACCTATGATGTCAATTTGTATCTCGACGCGCCCGGCTCTTATCTGCAGCTCCGCGGCGGGAAAAGTAGGATCAAGCTTTATTCATCAAAGGTTGAGGAAGAAAGTCAGCCTACTATCCATGCGACATTTGGTAAGCACTTTGTCACAGGCGACATAAGGTCAAGCACTGATGACGCGGTTTTGGTGGATGGCGCGTCCCTTCTTGTGCACGATGCGATGTTGCGATCTGAAATATCAGATGTGACCTTTGCAAAGGTTTCAAGCGGTCGCCTGACTATTAAGGGGTGTCAATTTCAGTGGCCAGATGATGGCCTTCATGCTGGCATTCCGTTTGTTGAGCAGGCTGGCGGTCAGCTCGTCGTTACAGATTGCGACACTGCTGACATGCAGCAAGCCCGAACTGCGGTTTCATTCTCTTCCGAAAACCTGTTTCACCACGTTTCTGGAAACAGGTTTGGCCCGCATGAGGTCAATTATTCAGACACGTATACATTGGGTCTTTACGAGGGTGAAACCAAGCGAAACCAAACGGCGCAGGGAAACACATCTTACATTCGAACAATTCTCTCCGATACTGTTACGAATGCCAGGAATGAAGTGACGCGCCGCGCTCGCGGCGTAAAGGGTGCTATCACCAAAGTGATTGTTGGTGTCGTAGTAAAAAATTGGCTTTTTCAGGTTTGGACGGGCTCTGGATGGCAAAATCTAATGCAGGATCGCACAAAGGTTTTGGCGGAATCCGGTGGGGTTTCGTCTGGTGTGCGAGACGTTTTCGTAGCTGATAGCAGCGGAGTTTTGCAGCATGTGACATCACATGAGGCTGCCCGCTTTGTTTCTAAGCAGGACGCGAGAGTGGAAGGGGATTTAGATGTGACTGGAAGCGCTACGTTTGCCGGAAATTCCACTGGCAATATAGATCGAAATTTTCTTAACGACTACGAAACCGCGAGGGATGCGTAATGAGCCTTGAGACAAGATTAACCGCAGCATTCCAACAGATCGGCACTGACGTTGGGGGCATCAAGAGTAAAACTGACCACATATCTGTAACGCAAGCCGTTGATTTAGACGCTATTGAAACGCGAGTAAATGCACTCGATCAAGCTGTTGTGCTGAAAGGCACATTCAGCGCTTCCGGCGGCAGCTTCCCAGGGTCTGGATCAGCGCAGGCGGGTGAGGCTTGGATTTCCACATCTGCGGGCACCATTGATGGAATGGAAATCAACATTAATGATCGTGTCATCGCGGTATCGGATAATGCATCTGTTTCTGATAGCGATGATTGGCACCTGGCCGACTACACGGATGAGGTTGTGTCTGTTAATGGGCGATCAGGTTCCGTCACCGGCCTTCAAGAGGCTTCGGATGTAGGCGATACTGACCGAAATTTTCTGAATGATTACACAACGGCGAGGGATGCGTAATGAGCTTGGAAACCCGTTTACGAGACGCATTTCAGGGGGTGGGCGCTGATGTCGGTGAGGTTTTGGACCGACTTCTTAAAACGCCTACTGTCTATGCCGCGCGGTCCAATCTGGTCACTGCAATATCCGCTGGTGATTTGGATGATTATCCTTCGGGGGCTGTCGTTACCGCCGGTGAGCAAAGGTACGTCAAAATGCCTACCGCCCACGCCGCATACGGCACCACCCCAATATCAGACATGGCAGGCTACGCGCCTCTTTTGCCTGTGGCCGCTGAGCATTTCGGCTTTGTGGTGGGGGATCGCAGCGAAGCTTTGAACAACGTGGCCAAGTTTAACGCAGCGCTTTCGTACTGTCGCACCTACAACACAGAGCTTTGGTTGTGGTCAGGGTCTGGCTTCCTTCGTCCAAACGCTATGAGCTTGGAGGGCGTAACGGTTCGAGGCTACGGCATCGGGCTTGTGCAGCACACCGCTTACTACTACGGAAACAACACTCAAACCCCATGTGCAACGCAGATCGTGCTTACTGGCACCACGACGAATGCGATGCAAGTTCACGGTATTTCCTCCGCGCAATCTTGCGGCGCGTCACGCTCGTTTACGGCTCGCAGCGATCTGGACGAAAGTACGTGGAAGATGGTGTCCTTTATGAACGAGGATGCCACCACGGGCGCGGCCACGGTTAAAGACTTGGCGGTAGGCCTACTCGTTGATGGTGAAGGCGGAGCGAACTGCATGGGGTTCCGTGTCGTCGTGGATGCGGGCGGCACCCACGGCTTGGATGACTACAACAGCACGTCTACAGCGGAAATCATTGGCGATGTAGACATTGGCATCCTGCAGGTGGGGGCGGGGGAGACGGCGTACACAGACGTTCAAACTCTGGGCCACTACCAGATGGCGGGGTACGCAAATGTAGCCATTGATTTAGATGGCAATTACTCCGATTACCACGCACCTTATGGCACGACGATGACCCGCTGTAACTTCCAAGGTATGCGGGCCTTTATCGTGCGCGGACCTGACCGCTTCAAGATCATCGCAGAGACTTCCACAACCGTTGACCTCCCTTGGGCGGATGACCATCCGTTCACCTTGGATAGCGGACACACCACTATCCGACTGACCGACACAGGCACCGGAACGGGTGGGGGTAGCACGTTCACATATACAGGGGTGAGCAAGGTCGATTTAGGAGGCGGAGACGTTCGGGTGCGCCTTTCCGGCCTCACGAGCTTTTCGTCTGGGTCTTACGAGGCGGTGGTCCCCACTTCTGCAGGCGGGGCCAACAGCCACATCGTATTCCGAGACTGCCAGATCGGTGGTTTAATAATCCCAGCGGGATGGCAAGCGAACGACAGCACTGCCCTTTCTGACCACATTGCGAACGGAGCTATTGGTGGTTTTGAAATAAGTGGATGGCGCTGCGCAGAGATCGACGTACATGGTCGCCTGCAACATCCCGGCTCTTTGGCTGGGTTCATCCACGATGCGCGCGAAACCATCCTTGATTTGCAGTGCGAGGCGGGCAGCAACCGGCGACACAGCGATGCGATGACTTGGATTGTAAGCCCACAACACAACGAAAACACTCACTCCACACATGTGGCGGGGGGTGCCCGTTGGATTGATTGGCGATACACTATGGTTTCGGAGCGTTCCGCAAGCGACACTGACTTTGCACCATTCATGGACTTCATTCCTCGACCCTCTGCGTTTAGTGGGGGTGACGGTTGGTTTGAGACGTATTTTGCTACGCGTGCCCCGACTGTTCGCAGCCGTACAGACAGCGGCAGTGATGACATCAACAAGCTCGTCGCCCCAGCGCTTGCAGTGGGCCCGGAAGCGGAAGGATTTAACGGTTGGAATCCTGACGGCCTGTTCCACGTCCGTGCGGCTACAGGGTTTGTTGATGCGGTTATTGAATCCGTCGAGGCAAATCGTGACCCTCGACTATTCTTCAAAAGCAACACGTCCGACTGGATGGTGAGCAGTGATGCATCAAGCGGCGGGGATTTTGTAATTTCGCAAGACGCGGATCAAGACGGCACATTTGACATTCGTATGCGTTACGAAGGCGGCGGCACCGAAACTGGCTGGCACCTACAGTCCAATGTTTGGCTGGAAGGCGTGACCACAACGGATGACCAAATTCACGTCACAGCGTCATCCGGAAACGTCAACCTAACACTGCACTCGAACGATGGCCTATCGAACACAGAGCTTCGACAATACGACGATGAAAGTTTTTGTATCTACGCACACGACTACCTGCGTTTCCGAGCGGGCTCAGCGGACGTGTTGCAACTAGACATTGATGGCAGCGCCACGTTCTATGATGATGTTGACATCACAGGCACGACGCGCGGCATCGGGCAGGGCAATATCTTCGCGAGTGGCGCGACTGCACGGGATGATCTTGATGCAATTCTGGGCTCCACAAAGTCCGTCCTGGCGGTTGCTTACAACGTACCCTCGTCCATGACCTACAGCATATCATCAACGACAGAGTTGGTGGTAGCCCGCTCGGCGTCGGTTAACATGACGCTGTTGACGGCGGGTACGAACTCGGCCCGTATCAACTTCGCGGATGAAGCGGACGAAGATGTTGGGCAAATCGAATACAACCACAACATTGACACGTTTAACTTCAAGGCCGACGCGGCCACTCGAATGTCAATCAGCGCGGAACGTACACAGGTCAAGAACAAGTTTAACATTGGCGTGCGCAACGCTAAAACAATCGCGTCGGGCGCAATTACATACACCAACGGGTTTACGGTGGTGGCTCCTGAAAGTGGTTCGGCGGATGATCTTGATACCATCAACGGCGGTGCAGACGGAGACCTGTTGGTTGTTTGTACTAATTCGTCATCCAACACGATCACTTTGAAAGACGGCACCGGGAACCTGGCACTGGCCGGTGACTTTGCAATGGACAACGCACGTGACATGATCGTGTTGATTTACGACAGCGCGAGCAACGTGTGGGCGGAACTTTCTCGCTCTAATAACGCGGCATAAGGAGCTTATGATGCAAACCGTAGATGAAATGATTGACGAACTTTTGCCTCGCGAGGGTGGATTTGTAAACGATCCCGACGACCCAGGCGGCGCGACCAATATGGGTGTCACTATCCACACGATGCGCCGCCTCGGTATCGATATGGACGGCAACGGGGTTGTGGACATCCGCGATGTTAAAGCTTTGGACCTGGCCACCGCGCGCAAGATTTACAAACGTGAGTATTTCGAAGGTCCGCGCATTGACGATCTGCCAGAACCCATTCAGGCCAATGTGTTTGATATGTTTGTCAATAGCGGGGGGAATGCTATTAAAATCCTGCAGCGGCTCTTGAACAAAATGGGGCAGTCTGTTGCTGTTGACGGCGCGTTAGGCCCTCAGTCCATCGGGGCAACACATGAAGTTTTTGAAAAAGCATCCTCTCACTTGAACGACGCTTACGCGATCGAGCGACGAAACTACTATTTCCGCTTAGCTGATCGACGCCCAAAGTCGCGCAAATATGCCCGCACAAGGGCTGGGGGCAAGGGCGGGTGGATTAAGCGGGCAGAGGAGTTTATGTCGCCGAAATACCACATGACGCAGGCGCAATTTGACAAGAGGGTGGCGGCATGGGGGTAGGTTCTTTGTTTGCGTTTTTGTTTGGCGGCAACAGAAATGTTGTCGTCGAAACCGCGGAAGTTTTTCGCGAGAATGCTGAGGCCGGAGCGCAACGCGAGGCTGATTATCGACAGGCTGCGCTTACACAATACGGCCAAGAATTTCATCGTCGAAACAACCGTACATGGCTTGACGCTTTCGCTGACGCCCTGAACCGCCTTATTCGTCCAGTCCTTACCATCGCTGCTCTTTACCCTCTAGTGGCAACGGTTCGTGACCCAGAAACGATGTCACGTGTCTGGAACGCACTGGCCACACTGCCAAACGGCTATTGGGCGCTTTTGGGTATTATTATTCCGTTTTATTTTGGCGGCCGAATGCAAACCAAGGCGCTGGATGCGAGCATGTTTCAAAGCGCAGCGGCTGCAGTGTCAAGCCTTGCTCAGCCTGAAAGTGATGAGGCAGAGGAAAACGCGGCTTTATCTGATTGGAGGAATGAATAATGGAAGCGGATTTGAAATGGTTGGTGGGGATCGCAGTATCTTTGTCTGTGTCAATTATTATGGCGTTCATTGGTGGGTTTAGGAACTTGGCAAGCCGCATATCTACATCCAATCGTGAACTCCACCAGCGCGTTGATGACGTGAAAGAAAAGTATGTTCGTCGCGATGACCTGGACGGGCACCTGCAAAGGATTGACGAAAATGTCAGGGACATCAGGGATGAAATGCGGGAGAACCATAGGCAGCTCCTAGAGGCCGTTCGTAAAGATTAAAAAAGCCCCGGTTGATCCGGGGCTTAGTTTGTCAGCGATGCGCTTTGTCACAGGCAAGACGCGCGAGCGCTGACTGCTCGATTATACCTTATCGCTATCAAACAGCGAAGCACCGGGCTTATGTGCGGGCTGGGAAGATTCCGCCGCTGCCCTTGGATTTTCTCCCACTTGGATGTCTTGGCCTTTTACGTGGCCGTCCTCAAGGACAAAGCCGATCGTTCCAGTGCTGTCCACGCGCTCAATCCAGATTTGATAGTCATGATCCTCAGCCATAGCGGCCAGTGTTTTCATGGCCTCATCATCGAGCAAGCTGCCATCGCGAACACGGATGACCTTGAGCTTAGGGTTGAGCGCCATGGCAATCCCGATCGACGCCTGCAATTGCTGGGCATCGCTGGCCTGATTGAACGGCACGCCATCCAAATGCACGGCACCCTCATCAATGCTTAAGCCGCTGACTGGCATGTCCGCGTTTGCAATGGCCTTGCGAGCCTTGGCCTTTCGATGGTCCATGTCGGCGGTCAGTTGGGCAGACTTTACCTCAGCCTCTTTGGCTATCGTGATTAGTTGACTGTGGCGGTCGCCAGCATCGGCAAGCCGGTTGGTTTCCTCAGCTTCGTCCATGCGTGCGCGGATGGCGTCTGTGTCGATGCGATCTGGAACGGCAGGCGAGTGTGAAAACTCGGCATCGATCTGCGCAACCCGTGCCTGCAGCTCGCCGATCTGCAACTCAATGCGCTGTTTTTCTTCGTTCAGATCGGCGCGTCGCTGCATCTCTTCGTCAACCTTTTGATTGTGCAGGTGGGCCTCATTCCACTCAGTTGAGATTTCCGAGAACACCACGCGCTGCGGCACCTCATCGGGCAGGTCTATGGCCGCGGCCTGTGTGCGGGCATCCTTAGCGCGCCGGTTGGCCTCTGTGCGCTCGGCAAAGTCGCGCTTGTTGTCAGCATCCGCTTGATCAAAGTCAAAGTCAGGCACCAGGCTGCGCAGCGCCATGACCTGATCCGCATCTTTCATGCGGGTGAAGGCCAGAGGGTCAAAGGTCAGCTCGCCTAGCAATTTATCCAGCATGGTTTGCGGGCTGGAAAAGCGCGCGCCCTCGCCGTTTTCAACAGTGATCGAGGTGGTGTATCCGCCATCTTCTTGGGCATTGAACCGGCGGGTGATTTTAATTTCGCCCAGGTCGAGCCGCACAATTGCGCGCTCCTCACCCTTGCGGATCGGCGTGGTCTGGACGTTCTTAGTGCCGTCTAGCGCCCACCAGATGGCATCCAGCACTGATGTCTTGCCTTGGCCGTTGCGTCCTGTGATCTGAACTAGATTGCCATCAGGCTCGATCTGCACGGCGGTCAGGCGTTTCAGGTTTTCTGCGTAAAGGTTGATGATTTTCATGTCTTGCCCTCAGTTGTGGGTCGCTCAGGCGGCCTTGTTTAATTCAAAATAGACGCGACGGCATGCTTGCACATCGACCATGGCATCATGCGCGCCGCTCAACGCCTCGCCAAAAAAATGCTGAATGCACTCCCCAAGGTTTGGTGACTTCCAATGCGTGCGACCGGCGGCCGCCATCTTAGGGGTCGGCGGGGCCTTCACGATGTCGGTGGCGTTTTTCATGGTGCAATAGAACGGCGTTGTGAAAGCAAAGGCTGCGCCTTGCATCCGGCGCGCGATCGCGCTAGCCATGACCTGTTTGTCAAAGTTGCAGTTATGCGCAACCACCTTGTCCGCGTGCCCATAGAGCTTGAGGAAAAAGTCCACTGCGGTTTCTTGGCTCACACCAAACTCCTCAGCGATTTCATTGGTGATGCCATGCACATCAGACGCCTGCTTTGGGATAGGCACGCCAGCATTCACCACCAATGAAAACTCCATGAATGTGGTGTTGTCTGGGCGCACAAGCTGGGCCGCGATCTGCGTGAGGTGCGGCTGATCTGGGTGATCTGCGGGCTTGTTTGGCCGTGTAAAGCCAGTGGTCTCTGTGTCGAAAAATAGGATCATGTGTCTTGCCCTTGCTGTTGTGCGGCGACTTCGCGTGCCGCGGTTGAAAGTTTGTCATGGTGTCCGTGAGTGATCAGCCATCCTTTTTGCACGTTGGTCAGGCCATTGAGCCATCGCGCATATTCTTTCGGCCCATTTACTGCCGCGACTTGTCCAGCGTCGATCAGCTCTTGGTTTTCGCCGGGCCCCGCAAGCTGAGCGCGCGGCTGAGATTTGCCGTCGCGATCCAAGCCCTTCTGCACGATGCCAAAAGCCGCTGCGAGGGAATAGCGCTGGCCGTATGTTGTGGATGACCCAAGCGCCTGGGCTGCGCTCTTGGCCCCGCCCGCATCGGGCGGCACAGGCATGCGACCACGCTCCTCGCGCCAAGTATACTCACTGTCCATGTAGGTGATGACGGTCCAGACGGTGACGCCGCCCTTGCCGCCATCGATTTGGTCGCTGTCATGGGTCACGGTGAGGCCAAGCGGATTGATCACGTCATCGACAATCGCGCGCAAGTCCTCGTATTTTTTGAACCATCCGATGAACCGGCCATTGTGTTCAATCTTGTCGTCTTTGGTGATGATCGGCATTTTTTGGCATGCCTGAGCAAACGCACGATCAAAGCGATCCTTGGCCGCTCGATCGATCATCTTTTCCTGCAACTCGACCAGGTGCCCAATCTTGGCGGCATCAACGCTGGGGTCTTTGGCCATCTCGATCATCGACGCCCACATGTCGCTAACAGACATGCCGTCTGATTTCGCTGGTGCTGAATTGTTTTGAGGTTCTGCCGTTGCTGGCAGGTTCGTTTCGTCTGTCATGTCTTGCCCTTTCGTGATGACCTGAGCATAAATTATGCGTTACCTTAACGCAAGACCTATGCCTTGTTGATGTGCTTTTTTAGGCCGTCTTTGTATTGCTGCTCGATGTGACCGCCGCCCCGTTATTTCTCATCTGCCGACGAATTTCCTTACCCGTCCAGTATGAGACGGAAAATCCTGTAGGCTTTGGCCACTCTGGCATCCCGCGTTGATTGCCGTACGGTCCAACCGCAATCCATGCTTGATTTTGATCGCAAAGCCACCGCTCATGCGCGTCGATCCGATCACAAAGATCGGACCACGCTTTTTTGCAAAATTCCTCGTAAGTCATGCTGGCATCGAGTCCAGGAAATAGTCGCGGAAATCCTCGTCGCCGATCTCTCCCATCATATCCAAGGGGAACCATGGCGCATCAGGCCCGTAGACTGTCATCGCTTGCTGGAAAAGCTGCTTGGCGCGTGCAATCTCGATGTCAGCCTTGCGGCACAGCACGCTGTCAGACATCTTGATGTCGTGATCCTCTGCACCAATGGATTGTTCATCCACGCCATCAGGATAGATTTGCAACTTGAGGCGTCGGGCCAAAAGATTTGGAATTCCACCTTTCTCTTGAAATAGTAACCATGGCCGGTGCGGTGCGTCTTTGCCGCGCAGCGCACTGACCAATTGCCCCGTTTGATCGCTCTGCCCGCGTTGAATTTTTAGGTCGAGCTGGCGGACCATGCTGATCGCCACCTGATACACGCGCATGCTCAGATAATACTGGTAGTATTGCACCTGATCCGCGATCGCCTGATTGACGGGCTTGCCATTGGCGTTAGCAAAGCTTTTGAGGTCCACGAAATACTCAGGCTTGAGTTTGTCGATGCGCGCCTTCATAGGGATGCCCGTGTCGGGGCAGGTCCACAGAATTGTCACCTCGGACGCGCCGCCTGTTACTAGGTCGTGGATTTCGGGGTTCGCCTCAATACGCTCAATATCTCGGATGATCTGTTTCCAGTATTCATCTTTGATCGCCATGCGGTCATCCAAGTCCTGAATGAATTCAGCCTGGATGATCGACTTGATCGGGGCAGTGCACCCCATGTCGCGCAGTCGGTGCGCCCGATCCAGCGCTAACTCTCCGGCCTTGGTCTGCGGGGCACCAAGCTCTTTCAGCCGCGCTTTCACCGCCGTGTCTGTCTCTATCAGGCCATCAAACGATGACCAGTCGGGCTCGCCAACATAGCGCTTGTGTAGGCTGTCGCGCTCAAAGATCGCGCAATGATATGCTCGCCCTAAGATTTGCGCCTTGGTATCATCATCGCCCAACCTTTCTGGGTTCATCCAGCTTTTTGCCCAAAAGGTTGGCAGGCTGGTCAGGATGTTCTTGATCCCGCTGGCGCTGAGCCGCGGCAATCCGTGATATTCTGCCTCTGGCAGGTTGAAATAAATGCCGTCTGCCAATGCCTTATTGTCTACAGCATTGTTCTTGATCAACTCTTGATCGTCGGCGCGGTCGTTGTCGAATAGGCTCATGGTTTACCCCCAATCCTTGCGGTCATCTTCATTGTCAAAGCCGTCGCGATATTCGGCGATCTGCTCTGCGGTCATATCATCAGCCATGACGGGCGACCCCTTGCCTGTGCCCTCTGGCCAATAGTGTGGATTAAATGGTCGCCCATAGTAGGCGTCGGCTGACCCGCGGTCTGCGGGTGATCCGTGCTTTGGTAGCGTCACATTCATCGTCTTGCCCTTTGATGTTTCTGTTGACCTGTTCGGAATACTGCGTTAAACCAGCGCTGTCAACGTTAAAATAACGCAGGAGATGACATGGCGAAAACATCGGGAATGTCCATCAACGTGACAGAGGAGGAGCGGGCGCTGGTTGCTGAGGCTGAAAAGCTGACGGGGCTGAGCCGCAAGGCTCTTATCATGTCGCTGGTGCGCGAAAAGCTGATCGCGCTCAAGGGGCAGGATGGCTGATCGCGTTTACCGCTTGCGCCTATCGACGCCGCCGCCCAGCGTAAATGCTATGTGGCGCGCCGTGGTGCGCGGCAAAAATGCGGTCAATATTCTATCCAAGGATGGACGCGCGTGGAAAGAGATGGCTGAGCTTGAACTGATGTCCCAGCAAGGTCTCGGCTCTGATCCTCGATATTGGCGCGCTGACATCCTCATTCCAGGCAAAGGCACTCGTGCTGACCTGGATAACTACCTCAAAGGAATTCTTGACGCGCTCGGCGCGGCGGGAAAGTCGCCAGATGACCGATACTTGGTCGATCTGCGCATTCGTTTTCACTCAGGCGATCATGTCGCCATTGCTCTCAAACAGGAGGACCTATCCACATGGGCAAAAATCCGAAACGCATCGAAATCACTGATCCTGAAACTGGCGAAGTTTTCGAGCTGAACGCATCCAGCTTGGTGTCTGATACCATCGGCGTTCTGATGTCATGGCGGCGCAACGTCATTCAATCCATGGTCTGGGAGCAGCTCAGCGAGGAGCAACAGCAAGAAGCGATCGGCAACGCCGAGTCTCTTGCGACCGATCTGGTCACAAGCCTTGTCGAGATTATCGCGACCGGCGGCAATGACGTGATCCACGCGTTGCTCGACAACTTCAAGATCAAGGATGGGACCGTGACCGTTACTGCCAAGGGCATTGCGGATGACGCCGCGCTGCTGGCGCTCAACTCTGTGGGCAAGAAAGCTCTCAAGATCGTGGTTGCTGATGCTGAGCAGTTTGATCAGACGGGCGATCGCCCTGAGGCAACGCCAGATCAGCCATCCATGGACTTGGATGAGGATGAAGGTGACGGAATGTCGGATGAGGAGATTGATGACATCGCCTCTGATATGGACGCCGATCTTGGCGACATCGAGGAGCCCGATGACCTGCATGACGGCGATAGCAACGTGCCGGTCAGTGACCCTGTTTCGGATGAGCAGGTTGAGGGTTATCACGCCCGCATGCAAGGCCAGCACAGTCAGCGCAACCCATACGACATGGACACACCTGCCCGCGAGGAATGGTATCTGGGCTGGAAGCGCGCGGATGACGATGATGTCGCACCCGATGTTGAGCCATGGCCGCCAGAGGATGACGGCAAATCAGATGGCGAGACTAAAAATGTCGATACGGAAACCTCGCCTGCCGATACAGAGGCGGAAATCCCAGATATGCCGCCGCGCGAGGCTGGCCAGCAAGCACGGGTCAAAGGCGATGGTCCCGACAGCAACCCATATGACGGCGGCACCGATGAGCATGCAGCCTGGGCTGAGGGCTACACATCCGCCGATGCTGAAATCCAAACCCTGATCGATGCTGGCAAAAAGGCAGGGCTCGACGGCGCGCCGAAAAAAGACTGCCCCTGGAAGAAAGGGACGGATGGCGAGCGCTTTTGGCTGCAGGGTTATGAGCGGGGCAAGGCTGAGCGCGATCAGGGTTGACCTCAGCGCTGCCGCGCGGCCATAACAGGGCTGGGGCGCACGTCTTGCCCAAGATAGCCCTTCTGTTGGACCCCGCATCGGTAAAACGGTGCGGGGTTTTCTCTTGCACGCACCAAATTTGCAGGCTATTAAAAATTAACAGATAGGAGGGCAGGGCATGAATGCATCTGAGGCGGCCCGTAAAGAGGGGCTGAAAAACCGCAAGGCGGTTTGGGATTTTTTTCGTGACAATCCGTGCCACACAAAGGGCGAATGCGCCGAGGCGCTGGGTCTGACGCGCACGACTGTCGGCGGTCACTGCCAGGCGATTAAGGATGGTTGGCGTCCAGGTGAGGCGGACCAAGATGGCTGACGGTCGGTATCAGGGCAACAAAGGGCTGGAATACTACAAAGCTTATCCTCGCGACTTTTTTGAGGGAACGCTAGGCATGCCCGGCCAGCTTCGCGGTTTCTACCGCATGGCGCTTGATCTGATCTACATGCACGATGGCTTTTTGCTGAACGACTGGGGGCACATTGCGGGGCTCACAGGATACGGGAAAACGCAGTGCAAACGCATGATGTTGCAGCTTGTCGATATGGGGAAAATAGAGGTTTCGGGAGAAAACGACGAGTTTTTTACGCAAAAACGAGCGAAAAACGAGCTAAAAGACAGCAGAAAATTTCAGGAAAACCAGTCAAAAAAAGCGGCCAAGAGATGGAAAAACAATGACTTACCAGATGCCGCGGATGATGCCGAGCCGATGCCACCACAAGACCACAAGACCACAAGACATAAGAGTCCTTCGGACTCTGGCGCGCCCAATTCCATGCCACTCTTTGGGGGGCAGGCCAAATCAAAGCCCAAGCCGCCTGATCGGTTCGAGGAATTTTGGAACACATACCCTCATCGGGGCGGGGCAAAAAAAGGCAAGGCTGCAGCCCGCAAAAAATGGGACGCAGCACTTAAGCGCAAGGTCGATCCAAGCATCATCATTGCTGGGGCTGTGGATTTTCAGCGTGATCGAAAGGTGGTTGATGGCTATGCGCCTGATCCCGCAAGATGGCTGCACAACGAGATGTGGCTAGACGAAATTGAAGAAGTGAAAGGGCAAGGCAATGGGAACAGATTTGAAAACGGTGGATCAGGTGGCGGCGCTGCCGGAACACGTAGACCCACAAACGGTGGCCACCATGACGCACTCTTGGCCGGATTTGGCCAAGCGGCACTTAACGTCGAAAGAGGAACGCGATCTGACGGCTTTGGTCATTCAGAAGATTTCCACGCCAGCCACGCCGCGGGCGATCGCGGCCAAGGTGGTGCCGATCCTGAGTGAGTATTTCGTGGCCCTTGATCGGGCTGGTGTCTCTGAGCAGGTGGGCGAGATTTGGCAGGATGAGCTTGCACCGTATCCGCTATGGTCGATCCATAAGGCGTGCCGCTGGTGGCTTTCCAAAGACAACGCCAACCGCCGCAAGAAGCCGCTGCCAGGTGACATCTCTGAGCGCTGCGAGGTCGAGATGATGTTGGTGCGGATTGCCCAGCGCAAGGTTGATCATTTCGACCAGCACGGGCCGCCACCTGAGGAGCCTGAGGTTGAGCCAAGCCAGCCTATGACGGATGAGCAGCGCGCAGAATTTGAGCAGACGCTGGCGCGCTTTACTGGCAGCAAGCGGATGCCAAAACCTCAAAGCGAGGGAGAAACTCAGCGGAACATTCAGGAGGCTCAGCGTATGGTTGCTGAGGGTGATTGATGCCCGTCAAATACACCGCTGCCCGCTTCATGGGCCAGATCGCGCTGCGAGGTGAGGCGTGGTCGATCGAGTTCCCCGACGCCGATTATCCGGGCTGGCTTGCGTTCTATGAGCGTATGACCGAGCGGTATGGTCACAAGTCAGCAAGCTACGCCTCCGCGCTTGAAGCTCTGCGCGGGCTTGACGTGCCCATTCATCCTGTGGATGCTGGCTAGGCGTAGATTGCTGGGCGGTTCCAGCGAAACAAAACAGGAGGGTTTTGGATGAAACGCATTCTGGCTTTTGCTGCCATTGGCCTGTCACTCATGGCAGGTGCCGCGATGGCTGATGTCTATTTTTCGGATGGTGTGGGCCTGTCGCCACCTGTCGAGGTTGAGCTGACCATCGATGTCGGCCCTGCTGATTTCTCCGCTATTCATGTGCTGGATGACGCGGTGCCGCCTGAGCGCTTCGCCGCTGTGAGCGATGGTGTGAGCGAAGAACATTTTTCGGTGCCGCTGGCCATTCTGGCGTCTGACCTGGCGACTGTCATTCCCGACTTTGCGCTTTCCGGCGGCGATGGCCGCCCGATCTAAGCCAATAATTCAAAGCTTTATGGCCGTCTCGATTGAGGCGGCCTTTTTTATGCTTGACGCGGCCACATGATTTATGCGTTACAATAACGCCATCTGAAACTTGAACTTGGAAATAGAACTATGGCAACTGGAACTGTGAAGTTTTTCAATGAAACGAAGGGTTACGGATTTATCCAACCCGAAGGCGGCGGCAAAGATGTGTTTGTGCACATCTCCGATCTGATCGCATCCGACATGGGCGCGGTCGGTCAGGGCGATGCTGTTGAGTTTGAGGTGGCCGAAGGCCGCGACGGTCGGCCCAAAGCGGTCAACCTGTCGATTTCGTTGGTCGATTAAGAATACCTGAGAGAGGTTCCCGTGCTGGTCCAGATCAGGCCAGCGATCCCAGATGCACCGATTGGAGAGGCCGCGCGTGGCCAGCGTCCGATCAGCGGGGCCAGACTGAGCGGGATAGGTCTGGTCGCTGCGACACGAAATCCAGGAATGTTGGGGCGGCACCCGGTCGCACGAAACATCGTCTATGGAGAAAAGGCCGGGGCGTTTATGGTCAATTTTTGAACGCGATGCGGGGCAGTGCCGCACAAATCAAAGGGACGGCGGCGGCCACAAAGCGCTGACAGCCCGGAAAGACGGGCAACCAACACAGATGAGGGCAAGACATGAAGCGATTTTTCGAGATTTTAGGTGACGTGTGCGGCGTGATAGTGCTGTTTGGCGGGTTGTGGGCTGCAATGCTTATCGGCCATGCGATGGGGTGGTGAGCGATGTGTGACGAATACGACGATTTCCCCACCGACGAGGATATGAACGCGCTGTTTTGGTTCGGTCTGTTTCTCTTGTTTGTGATCATTTTGCTGGGCGTCGGGGCAGCTTGGGCCGTGCTGGCGTGGGTGCTATGATGCAGCGCGACGACGACAAAAACGTGAGCGGTGCTGAGTATGAAAACGCCATGCTTGGTGATGATCTGATTGATGCGCTGCGCGGTGAGCGTGAAAACCTTTATGGCAGAATAGAAGATGGTCAGGCTGGCGTGAATGAGTTGCGGTGCCGCCTCAAGATCGTGACACACGAGTTGCTTAAGGCAGAGGTGGCGCGATGATTTATGGGTCAGTTTGCAGCGGCATAGAAGCTGCCACACAAGCTTGGCACCCGCTTGGATGGACGCCAGCTTTTTTCAGTGAGGTGGATAAGTTCCCCTCAGTGGTTCTTGCGCATCATTATGGGTCAAACATGCCCGATGAGCCGCATAGCGATAATGGCGTTCCAAACTATGGGGATATGACAGAATTTGAAAGGTGGCCAGATCATGCAATCGACGTTCTCGTTGGAGGAACACCCTGTCAAAGTTTTAGCGTGGCGGGATTACGCAAGGGCCTTGCTGACCCACGGGGGAACCTCATGCTTACATTTGGCGCAATTGCTCAAAGATATAAACCCAAGTGGATTGTCTGGGAAAATGTCCCCGGTGTTTTGTCCAGTAACGAAGGACGAGATTTTGGAACCTTCCTCAGGCTCTTGGGGGAATGCGGGTATGGGTTCGCCTACAGAGTTCTTGACGCTCAATATGTCCGAGTGGAACGGTTTGGACGGGCTGTCCCTCAAAGACGAAGACGTGTTTTCGTTGTCGGATATCTTGGAGACTGGCGACGTGCTGCCGCGGTTCTTTTTGAGCCAGAAGGCATGTCAAGGAATCCTGCGCCGCGCCGAAGAAGCGGAAAAGGAGCTGCCGGCCGCAATGAAAGAGGCATTGCAAGCGGGAAGCCAACTGTAGGCACGCTTATGGCAAACGCTGGATCAAAGCAGTGGCTGGGCAACCAAGAGGCGCTGTCTGGTGACTATCACATTCTTGAGCCTGTGGCATTTACGGCAAATGACAACGGTAGAGATTCGACCACAGATGGAGTGGGTCCAACCCTTAGAAAGGGCGGCCAAGGGAGTTCTGGCGGTCCAGTTTGCCCAGCAATTGCATTTAAGCCTTCGCACTACACGCGCGGCAAAGATGGTGCCCCATCTAACGTATTTCCGCCGCTAAGTGCGGATGCCGACAAAGGTGATCAAGACCCTGTAATTTTATCGGAGTGGCGAGTGCGCAGGTTGACGCCGATTGAATGTGAAAGGCTGCAGGGATTCCCTGATGATTTCACCAAAATTCCTTGGAAGGGGGGCTTGCCGCAGGATTGTCCAGACGGGCCACGATACAAAGCGCTTGGTAATAGCATGGCGGTCAATTGCATGCAGTGGCTGGGCCACAGAATACAGATGATTGAAGATTTGTCTGCTGAGTTGGCGCTATGACGTGGCCTTTTGGAATGATGCGCCAAGGCGTTCATGGCGTCATCTATGCTGATCCAGCCTGGCAATACCGCGGCTATGTCAGCGAGGGCGTGCCACAGACATCGAAAGATCAGCACTATCAGACCATGCACGTCGAGGACATGGCCAAGTTGCCAGTGTGGCGTCTGGCCGCTCCTGACTGCGCTCTGTTCATGTGGGGCATCAGCTCGCACCTTGAGCAAGCGCTTTGGCTGGGTCGCAAATGGGGCTTCACCTTTTCGTCCAAGGCGTTCACCTGGGCCAAGCTTAACAAAAACGCGATCGCCGATGAGCGGCGGTGCGATGATCCAAGCGCTTATTTCATTGGCATGGGCCATGGGACACGGCGCAATACAGAGGACTGCTGGCTGTTCACACGCGGCAATCCCAAACGCATGGACAAGGGCGTGCGCGAGTTGATCGTCAGCCCTATCCGTGAACATTCGAGGAAACCAGATGAAACTTATGAGCGCATTGAAAGGCTTTTTCAGGGGCCATACTGCGAGCTATTCGCGCGCAACCAAAGATCAGGCTGGTCAAGCTGGGGCAACGAAACCTCAAAGTTTGGCTGATCTTTTGGCGACAAGCGGTACTGGATGGGCTGCCGTTATCAACGGCACCATGGATGTTCGCACAATTTCTGATGGCAAAAACACCGCAGCACTCAGCGCGATGCACGCCTGCGGTTTTGGCGTAATATCCACATGCTCTGATCCTGATTGCGATTGCATGGTTAATGTGCTGGATCAGCATCGGCCTGATGTAAAGCTGGTGCGCGTGCGCGTCGAGGTGTGTGGCGATGCTTGATCCAGATGTGAGCGCAATGGCTGGAATGCAGCCGATGACCTGTTGAAAAAGTTTGACTTGGCGGCCTTTGTCGTTGGCGCGCGTCAAGCTGTCAGTGGTTTCTAAGTGATTTCCCCAGCGGACGGTGGGCACGGCGGTCACGCCAAAAACATCCGCAGTCGGGGGCCAGAATTTACCTCCCTCTGAGCGTCGGTGCGGCGGTGCAGAACTGGAATGAGCCAGGAAAGACTGCGGCGCGCGATAGCAAAAAGGAACGGCTGACCCGACATTCACGCAAAATTCACGGAAGGATCACGATATGCAAGACGAAGTGACGCAATACAATTTCAGCGATGCGCTGACCAAAATCAAACAAGGGCACCGCATGCAGCGTGCGGGTTGGAACGGCAAAGGGATGTTTGTCTTTCTGGTCGCTGGGTCCGTTTTCACGGTCAATCGCGAGCCGCTGTTGTCTATTCTGGGCGAGGGCGCTGAGGTGACATACCATCCTCACATCGATATGCGCACGGCTGACGGCTCTATTGTGCCGTGGCTGGCATCTCAGACAGACATCATGGCTGAGGACTGGCAGGTTGTCTCGCCAAGTTGATGAAATACTTGACGCACTCAGGCGCTGCAAAACAGTGGCTGAGGTCAACGCGACGGCCAAGCATTACGCTCAGGCCGTCGCAATCATTGAGGCTGACCCAAAGTTGAGGGTCCGCGCAATCCATATAAAGAACATGGCCAAATATCGGCGCATGTGCATTCAGAAGGGCTGGGGCTGATGGCGGGCAGTTTGAATAGGGTTCAATTGATCGGAAACCTGGGGCGTGATCCTGAGGTGCGATCGTTCCAAAATGGCGGGAAGGTCTGCAATTTCAGAGTGGCGTGCAGTGAAAGCTGGAAGGATCGCAACACGGGCGAGCGCCGCGAAAAGACCGAGTGGGTCAACGTGGCGGTGTTCAGCGAGGGGTTGGTGCGCGTCTGTGAGCAGTATCTGCGAAAGGGCTCCAAGGTCTATGTCGAGGGGAAGTTTCAAACCCGCAAATGGCAGGACCAAAACGGCAATGACCGATACACGACTGAGGTGGTCATTCAGGGTTTTGGTGGTCAGATTTTGATGTTGGGCGGCAAGAACAATGATCAGGGCGGTGGTGACTACGGCGGTTCTGGTGGTGGTTACAGTGACAATTCAGGCGGTTCTGGCTATTCTAACGGCAACCAAGGCGGCGGCGCGGGCTCCGACTTGGATGACGAAATTCCATTTTAGGGGCAAGGCGAGTGTTTGAGGGCGATCGAAAAGATGATGAGGAAGGCGGACGCGATGATAAGGGCCACTTTCTTCCAGGTAATAAATTCTGGCGGTCGCGCAAAAGCCACGGGCCCGGCCTGAAATTTGAAACGCCAGAGGATTTGCAGGCGGCGTGTTTCGAGTATTTCGATTGGGTCGATGAAAATCCTCTTTGGGAAATGAAGGTTTTCGGCACCGGCCTGCAGGCTAAGTTGCCGCATCCGCGGGCTATGACCATACGTGGGCTTTGCGGTTTCATCGGCTTAGCTCGTCGCGCGTGGGACAATTACCGTGATCGCGATGGCTTCAAAGAGGTCTGCGAGATGGCTGAGGACATCATGTTTGACCAGAAATTTGCGGGGGCAGCGGCTGGGCTTTTCAACGCAGCGATCATCGCCCGCGATCTGGGCCTTGCCGACAAGCGCGAGGTCGATGAGAATTTGACAGTGGAAGTGGTGGACCGATTTGGCGAAGATAACAATCCCGAATGATTGGGTGTGTCGCCCTTACCAGCTCCCCGTTTATAACAATTTCGGGCATGGCAAGCCCTATCAGCGTGCCGCGTGCGTTTGGCATCGACGCGCTGGCAAGGATAGCATGGGGCTCAACCTTACGGCGCGCGAGATGTTCAAGCGTGTCGGCACATATTGGCACCTGTTCCCAGAGCAAGCGCAGGCTCGCAAAGCGATCTGGAACGGCATAGACGGGCAAGGTCGCAAAATTCTCAATCAGGTTTTCCCTGGCTTTTCGCAAGCGCAGACGCGGCGGGGAAGTGGTGGAATCGTCAAGCGTGTCAGCAATCAGGAAATGCTGGTCGAGCTGAAACACGGTCCTGTTTGGCAGATGGCCGGATCAGACAACTATGACAGCTTGGTGGGCTCCAACGTGGTCGGGGTCGTGTTCTCTGAGTGGTCGCTGGCCAACCCGCTGGCCTGGGATTACATCCGCCCAATCCTGTTGGAAAACGGCGGATGGGCGCTGTTTATCTACACGCCGCGCGGGCGCAATCACGGCTATCACACATTCCAGATGGCGTTGCATAATGACAAATGGATCGCCGATCGCCAGACCGTCGATGACACGGGGCGGCTGACGCCTGAGGACATCCAAGAGGAACGCGATTCAGGGATGTCAGAAAACAAGATCAACCAAGAGTATTACTGCGATTTCGAGGCTGAAATGGATGACCAATTGATCCCGTCCGCTGCGGTAACGGCGGCGCAAAAGCGTGAGGCGATTTCTCACATTGATGATCCGATGGTGCTGGGCGTGGACGTTGCCCGCTTCGGTGATGACAAGTCGGTGATTTATCCGCGTCGTGGCAATGATGGTCGAACCATGCCGATCGAAATTTACGAAAAGCTGGACACCATGCAATTTGCTGCGCGCGTGGCTGAGGCCATTCACAAATACAACCCAGATGGGGTTTTTGTGGACGTGGGCGGCATTGGCGCTGGTGTTGTCGATCGACTGGCCCAGCTCAATTTCGATGTGATTGGCGTGAACTTTGGGGGCAAGCCGGATCGGTATTTGCCTGGCGGAACGAAAACAGCCAACAAGCGGTCTGAGATGTGGACGGCAATGCGTGATGCGCTCAAGGCGGGGCTCGCAATATCTAGTGACACCCGACTAGAATTTGAGCTTTTAAGCCCGAACTATACATACGACGCCGATAACGCTATTTTGCTGGAAAGCAAGAAAGAAATGAAAAAGCGAGGCTTGCAGTCTCCTGACATCGCAGACGCCCTAGCCCTGACTTACGCTTATCCGGTCGAGGCGCGGTCAATTCAAGATCAAGAGGATGAGCGAAACGATGATGAATATGATCCTTTTGGATGGGGAAATTGACCATGTGCAGCGCACCAGACGTTCCTGAACCTCAGCGATTTCAGCAAGCCCAAGCGCCTGTTTATCGCGATCGCCAAGACGCGCCCAGCACGGGCCGTCGCGGCACAATCTTGACTGGCGGTTCTGGCATTCAGAATTCCAGCCCAACCATGAAAAAGACCGCATTGGGGCAGTAAATGGTTGATAGCCCACGAGAATTGCTTTCAGCGCTTGGCCGTCGCCGCAAGGGGATGGACGATGAATATACACAATGGGAACCGCATTACCGCGAGCTGCGTGATGCGATTCAGCCGTCTCGTGGGCGCTTTTCGCTTGGCGAGAACCGCAAGGCATCGACGCTCAACAAGCGGATCATCGACTCGTCTGGCCGCAAGGGGCTGCGCACGCTCAAGTCTGGCTTGATGGCGGGTATGACATCACCGTCTCGGCCATGGTTTAAGCTGGGCCTGCACAATGATGCTCAGGCTGATGACCCCGATGTGAAGGCGTATTTGCACGAATCGCAGCGCCGCATGTATTCGGTTTTGCGCGGCTCGAACATCTATCGGACGCTTGACGCCTGTTATGGCGATCTAGGTTTGTATGGCACTTTTGGCGGCCTGATTGTCGGTCATTTTGATAACGTGATCCATTCGCACGCTTTCCCGATGGGGCTTTATCGCATCGCTGAAAACGAGGATGGCGTAGTGGATGTTCTGCATTGGGACATCCGCATGACGGTCAAGCAGGTTGTGACCAAATTTGGCTTGGATGCCTGCAGTCGCCAGGTTCAAAACCGCTTCAAATCCAATGACCTCCACTCGTGGGTCGATGTCTGTGCTGCGGTCGAGGTCCGTTATGAGCGCGATCCCATGTCGCCGCTTTCATCTGACAAGCCGCTGGCCGCGTTTTATTGGGAAAAGAACTGCAATGATCGCTTCCTGATGATCGGCGGCCACGGCATCAGCGGCATCCTCGCGCCTCGCTGGGAACGTGTTGAGGGTGAAGCGTGGGCTGTTTCCTCGCCGGGCATGGATGCGCTGGGTGACTGCGTTCAACTGCAGCAACAGCACAAGGACAAAGCCATGGCCATTCAGATGTCCTACAAGCCGCCAATGCAGGGCCCGGCTGGGTTCAAAAAGCATTTCCGCAACGTGCCTGGCGGTGTGACTAGCGTGAACACGGCTGATTTGCAGAAAGGCGGCCTGCGCCCGACGCATGAGGTCCGCCCTGATATTAAGGGACTGGTCATGGACATCAATGAGACGCGCCGCCGGATCAGCGAGTCATTCTATGAAGATTTGTTCCGCATGGCGTCTCAGTATGGCATCGACGGGGTGAAGAACGTGACCGCAACCGCGATCGCGGAAATGCATGAGGAAAAGCTGATTGCTCTGGGCCCGGTTCTGGAAAGCCTCGATCACGGCCTGCTGACGCCAATTATTGAGGCGACATTCCATTACATGCAGGAGGCTAACATTCTGCCTGAGGCTCCTGATGTCCTGGATGGCCAGCCTATTAAGGTGGAGTTCATTTCTTTGCTGGCTCAAGCGCAAAAGGCAATCGGCCTCGCCTCAATTGAGCGCACCATTGGCTTTGCAGGGTCGCTGGCTCAGATCAAGCCTGAGGCGCTGGATAAGATCGACGCTGACCAGACCATGGATGAGTTTGCAAGTCAGGTCGGGCCGCCGCCCGGCATCATTAAGACCACAAAGCAGGCTCAGGATGAACGCAAGGCGCGCGCTCAGGCTCAGGCTCAGGCTCAGATGGTTGAGCAAGCCCAGCCGATGGCTCACGCGGCCAAGCTCATTTCTGAGGCAAACGCCCGCGGCGAGGCGGGTCTGGCTGAGGGGGCTATTTGATGGCAGAGAATTTGGATGATCTGACCCCAGAGGAGAAGGCGCAGGCACTGCTCGATGCAGAAATTCAGCACGCATGGCTCGGCCTTCTCAGTCAAGAGGCCGGTCGGCTCATCCTTTGGTCGATCTTGGACAAGTGCGGGTGCTTTGCGTTCCCGCATTACGGCGATTCAACGGACACGCTCATGCGTGGTCGCCAGCAAATTGGATCAGAGCTTTTGCAGGATCATGTGTTTCCGCATGGCATGAGCTTTTACACCGATATGCTGCTTGAGGCTGAGGCCCGCGATCAACGCTTGCAGATGGCCGCTGAACAAACAGAAGCGGAAAACGAGGACGAAACATGACGCTCAAGGCTTTGATGATGAATTCGGTCGCCCCTGTGTGGGCTCCTGACGATGGCGCAGGCGGTGCTGGTGGTGACGGCGGTGCTGGTGGCGATGCTGGCGCTGGTGCTGGTGACGCGGGCGCTGGCGGGCAATCCACTGCGCTGGGCGGCGGCGGTAATGGTGACGCTGGCGGTGAGGCTGATGGCGGCGAAGGTGACAACGCTGGTGACGGCCAGCAAGGTAATGGCGAGGGCTCAGATGCTGGTGACGCCGGTGAAGGTGGTGAGGGCGATGGCTCTCCTGCAGAGTTCAAGCTGACTGCCCCTGAGGGCATGGAGAATTTCCAAGGCGAATTCGACACGTATTCGTCTGAGGCATCGGAGTGGATGCAAGCTAACCCCAACGCTACGGCGGCGGATGCGCTCAAGTGGGCCGCCGAACGTCAGGCTGAGGCGGTTACAAAGCAAACGCAGGATATGTCTGAGGCGTTCACGCGGCAGATCGAAACCTGGGAAGGTGAGGCGAAAGCTGACAAGGACATTGGTGGCGATGCTTTTGACGCAAATTTGGCTACGGCCAAGAAGGCGATCGATGCATTTGGCTCTGATGGCCTCAAGGCTGTTTTGAATGAGTCAGGGTTGGGCAGCCACCCTGAGGTCATCAAATTCGCCGTTAATGCGGGCAAGGCTTTGGCCGATGCGCCCGTGATCAAAACCGGCGACGGTGCCGCAAAAAAATCGCTGGCCGACTCGCTCTATGGAAAGAAAACCTGAGAAAGGAATGAGACATGGCTGAACTTGGCCTGATCAACCCGTCCCTGATCGATGTGCTGTCGCGCACTGATCCTGACGGCAATATCTCCACCATCATTGAGGTGGCGGAAAAGTCCAACCCGATCATCGCGGATGCGACCTATCAGGAGTGTAATGACGGCTCCAAGCACCGCACTGTGATCCGCACGGGCATCCCTGAACCGGCGTTCCGTCGCTACAACCAAGGCGTCCAGCCCTCGAAAAGCACCACCGTGCCTGTCGAGGACACCACCGGCATGATCGAAGATTATTGCGAAGTGGATAAGGCGCTGGCCGATTTGAGCGGCAACGCCAACGCCTTCCGCGCCTCTGAGGCCGCTGCCAAGCTGCAGGGCTTCAACAACTTTGTGGCGCACAACATGTTCTATGGCGACACGAAAACGACGCCTGAGGGCTTCATGGGGCTGGACGCGCGGTTTAACGACTCCTCTGCGGATTCGGCGCGCCAGATCATCGATGGCGGCGGCACCGGCTCGGACAATACGTCTATCTGGTTTGTGACTTGGGGTCCGCGTGGTTGTCAGCTTCTGTATCCGAAAGGTTCGGCGGTTGGCTTCCAGCACAATGACCGTGGCCAGACCACCAAGCAGGAGGGCTCCGGCTCGACCCGCAAGCTGCAGGAAATCTATCTGGATCACATGAAGTGGGATTTGGGTATGACCCTGGGCGACTGGCGTTCCTGCGCCCGCGTAGCCAACATCGATGTCAGCAACTTGACCAAAGATGCGGCCTCTGGCGCTGACTTGCTTGATCTGATGATCGATGCTGAGGAGATGATTGACACCTCTGCGGCCATCGGCGTGGACATGCAGGGCAACTTGGTCGAGGGCAAGACCGTCATCTATGTCGGTCGCACCGTCGCCAAGTTCCTGCGCAAGCAGGCGCTGAACAAGGCCAACGTCAACCTGACGGTTGAGGAGGTCGCGGGCAAGCGCGTGACCATGTGGGGTGACTACATGGTGCGCCGCATCGACGCCATCAAGGAAACCGAGTCGCAGATCACTGGTCTGTAATTCAGGGCCGGGCCCTTCGGGGCCTTTCCCATCAACTGAGTGCTGAAAGGAGACTGAAATGCACCTCGATGAACAAGCCCTGTTCTCTGATCAACAGGCAATCACGGCCACTGCAGCATCGACCAACTATATCGATCTGGGCGCGGCCAACACCCCGCCTGGTGGCTCCAACGCCATCAAGCAAGACTTTGGGGGCGGCAATGACATTCCGCTGCTGATCCAAGTCACTGAGGCGTTTGACAACCTCACCTCTCTGACCGTTGCTGTGCAGGTGGATGACAATACGTCATTTTCCTCGCCCAAAACGGTTGCAACCTCTGGCGCTATTGCTCTGGCTGATCTGGTCGCAGGCAAGAAAATCCCGCCATTCAACGTCCCGATCGGTGTGGATCAGCGCTATATGCGCCTGAATTACACTGTGGCTGGCACTGCGCCGACTGCTGGCAAAGTGACTGCGGGCATCGCGGGGGGCTTGCAGACCAATGGCTAAGGAAAAGAACGTTTGGGTGAAGGCGGTTCTACCCGTTCAAAAGCCTAACCGCACTTGGGCTCAGCCAGGCGATGTTTTTCAGGTGCCAGAGGGCAAGGTGTCCAAGCGGTCTATGTGTGAACCCTCGAAAGAGGAAATCGCGCTGGCCAAAGAGGGCGCTGCGGCTGACGCTGAGGCTGACGATGGCAAGGACGCGGAAATTGCTGATCTGAAAGCCAAGCTGGCTGACGCTGAGGCTGGTCGCGCAATCATGCAGGAGGCGGCTGACCTTTTGCAAGTTGAGCAGGGCGAGCTGATCGATGAGATCAAAAAGCTTAAGTCACCGCCTGCGCCTAAAAGCACAGTCGCTGGTCAAGCTAAATGAAACCTAGGTCGCCCTTCGGGGCGGCCTTCTTCGATGAGGTGAGAAAATGTCAAAAGTCCAAATCTGCAACCGCGCGCTTTCCACCTATCTAGGGGTTGCTCGGATTAACTCTCTGTCTGAATCAACGCCTGCCGCTGAGCAGTGCAATCTGCATTTCAATGACACATTGGCTGGATTGCTTGAGGCGCACCCTTGGCGTTTCGCAAATGGCCGCCAAGTGCTGGCTGAGCTGATCAATGATCGGACGGCTGAATGGAATTATCACTATGCGCGTCCGGCGGATGCGCTGTTTGTCCGTTGGGTCAATGACCCTGAGGTAGCGCGCTACATGATTGCGCAAGATCAAAGCCCAGACAGTGATCGTGAGATGACTGAGCAAAGCATCTATTCAGATGTCAAAGGTGCGGTCTGTGAATTTACAAAGCTGGTGACTGACACCACGCTTTACCCGCAATTTTTCAAAGACGCGATGTCTGCAGCGCTTGCGGCCAACATGGCCATGCCGCTGACTGAGGACATCAAGCGCGCTCGCAACGCCATGGATCAGGCTGAGCGCAAGATGGATATGGCGATGGCCCGCGATGAGCAAGAGGACAACACCGGCGGCTACCAGACGCTGCCAAGCTACCTGACTGAGCGAGGTATCTCCTGATGCCAACGGCTCGTTTCCAGCCATCATTTGCCGCCGGCGTGTTGGGGCCCGGCCTTCATGGGCGCATCGACATTGCTAAATATGATGTCGCGCTCAAGGTCGGGAAAAACGTGTTTGTCCACGCTCACGGGGGCGTATCCAATCGCCCCGGCACAGAGTTCATTTGCGAGGTGATGGACCACACTAAGGCGCACCGTCTGATCCCGTTCACCCGTGACGATGATGAAAATTACATCATGCTGATGGGCGATTCCGAGATGAAAATCATTGAGGATGGCGCTGTGGTTCAAAGCGGCGGGTCGGATTACAACCCCAGCACGCCATATGCCTCGACTGATCTTGATGATCTGGATTATGTGCAGTCGGTCGATGTGATGTATTTTGCGCATCAGGGCACGTTTCCGCAAAAGATGTCTCGATCTGGCGTAACGAACTGGACGTTTGCCAACCTGCAGATTGATCCAAGCCTGACCGCGCCATCATCGCTGTCTGTCGCTCCGGCAACATCGGGGTCTGAAACCTACACATACAAGGTCAGCCCTGTGGCTGACGGAGTGGAGGGGTTTGCCTCATCTGAGGCGTCAACATCTGCGGCTGAGGATTTGAACAATGATGACGCTCAAAACGTTATATCATGGTCTGGCAGCGCTGATGAATACAACGTTTATCGTGAGCGAAACGGCGTGTTTGGATACATCGGTTTTACTGAGGACACCACGTTTACTGATGACAATATCAGTCCTGATCTGACGTTCACGCCGGTCGAGGCTGCTGACTTGTTTGGCACCGCCAGTGATTACCCTGGGCGCGTGACACTGTTCCAACAGCGCCTGACGTTTGCTAACTCGATCAACCAGCCTGAGACAATTTGGATGTCTCGCATCGGCGATTACAACAACTTTACGCGGTCGCGCATTCTCAAGGATACGGATCGGATCGAGCTGGATTTAAGCGGCGAACAGATCAACCGCGTGCGATCTATGATGCAGCTTCGCGAGCTGCTGGTGTTTTCTTCGTCTGGTGAGTTTTCCGTCACCGGGCCCAATGGCGTGATGCTGGCCACCAACCCGATCCAGACCCAATATGGATATTCTGGCGCGGTTTCAGTCAAGCCGCTGGTGGTTGAGGACACCGCGCTGTTCGTCGATCGCACGGGCCGATCTGTGCGTGATCTGCGCTATGCGTTTGAGCAAGACGGATACACGGGCAATGATCTGACCATCTTTGCCAGCCACTTCTTTGAAGGCCGTCAAATCGCTGGCTGGGCCTATGCCAAGAACCCTTATTCTGTGATCTGGGCCTATCTCGACAATGGCAAGCTGATGTCATTCACCTACAAGCGCGAGCATCAGGTTTGGGCTTGGTGTGAACACGACATTGATGGAGAGGTGGAAAGCATCGCTGCGATCCCAGAGGGCACTGAGGACGCGGTTTATATGGTGGTCAAGCGGTCGATCAATGGAGCCGACAAGCGCTATGTTGAGCGAATTCATCGCCGCGACTTCACTGATGTTGAGGACGCTTTTTTTGTCGATTGCGGCATCACCTATGATGGGGCCGCTGCAACATCGATCACGGGCCTCAGCCATCTTGAGGGGGAAACGGTTGTCGCTCTTGCTGATGGAGATGTCGTTTCTGGGCTGACTGTTTCGTCTGGCGCTGTGACCCTGCCTGAGGCCGCATCCAAGGTGCATGTCGGATTGGCGTATGAGGCTGAGGTGGAAAACCTGCCGCCTGCGATTGATTTGCAGGATGTGGGCGCGGCCCGCGGTCGCCCGATCAAGGCGACACGGCTATTTCTGCAGCTCGAAAAGACGAGAGGCATCAAGGCCGGACCCAGCCGCGACAAGCTGACAGAGTTTGTGCAGACATCGGTTGATCTGGCAGCGGAAATACCTCTGTTCACTGGAATGGAGGGCTTTCAGCTTTACCCTGATTGGAACCGTGACGGCACTGTGGTGATCAAACAGGAATACCCATTGCCGATGACCGTTCTGGGCATCTCTCCTGAGCTGAGCGTGGGGAGGTCTGGATAATGCGTTTTGATCTGTTTGACTTGCGTGACGATGACCTGGCTGTGATGTGTGATCGCATCCGGCCAATGGATCGTTTTGAGTTTGATGTCATGTCGGGCGGCAAGCAGATTGATGAGTGTTTCAATCATTTGCGCCGTCGATCGGTGCGGGCGCGTGCGGCCTATGCGGATGGCGAGCTTGTCGCCGTTTATGGCGTTTTGGCTCCGACGCTGATGGCCGAGTCTGGCAACCCATGGCTTGCGGCAACGCCCGCTGTTGATCGCCCAGATGTGCGGCGCGAATTTATCCGCTACACTGAGCAGGAAATGACTTGGCTGTCAGGGGGCTTTCGGCACCTCTGGAACCTTGTTTCACATGAAAATCAGGTCGCAATTCGCTGGCTCAAGTGGATCGGCTTTCAATTTGATGATGATCTTATCGACGTGCGCGGCCATCCGTTTCGTCGCTTTAGCATGGGGGAATAGGCATGTGCTTTGATCCAGTAACTGCAATCGCGGGCATTAAGGCCGCAACTGCCTCGATCGGCACCACTCTGGGCACCATCGGCACGGTGGCCTCGATCGGCGGCGGCGTCATATCAGCCTATGCTCAGGTGCAGAATGCCAAGGCGCAAGCTGAGGCGGCTACGCGCACGGCTCAAGCCCAAGAGGAGGCGGCAAGAGACGCCCTTGAGCAAGGCGCTCAAGAAAGCGATCGACGCCGCCAAGCTGGGGCAGCCATGGCTGCGGAAAATACGGCGGCCATGGCGGCAAACGGTGTGGACGTGACCGGCGCTCAGGCGATCGATGTGCTGGATGACACGCGGTTTATGGTTGAGGAGGATGCCTTTGCGATCCGTGAAAACTCGCGGCGTCGGGCTGAGGGGCATTCTCAGGCTGCAGCAAACGCTCTTGCAGACGCATCGTCGGCGCGCAGTAGCGCTTTCTTTAAGCCGGTTCAAACACTTCTTAGCACCGCGTCGTCTGTTGGCAAAAGGTATGCATCTTGGGTGCCCGATGCTGAGCGTAAATCACAGGGGGCATATGCATAATGGTTGCGATCGTCCGAAAATATCAGCGCACAGAAGTCGAACAAGCGGTCAATCCCGTCACAACAAAAGCACCCCAAACCAGCCTTGGCGCTTTGGGTGAGGGCCTGTCTGATGTTGGCGACATGTTCTCGGATTGGCAGGATGAGGTGGATACCGCTGACGCCAAAGCTGCCGACGCCGCCTATTCTGATTTGATCCGGCAAGAGCTTTACGGCGATCAGACTGGCTACATGTATTCGCAAGGTGGCGATGCGATGAACCGTCGCGGCTCTGTTTCTGAACGGATAGAGGCTGAGCAAGCGCGCATCCTTGATGAAATGAGCCCAGGCGCTCGCGCACGTGCGCAGTCTGCTATGGAGGCTCGCCGCCAGCGGGCTCTTTTGTCGATCGACCAACATGCCAATGGGCAGCGGCGCACATATCTCGATACGGCAGCTGAGGCTCGCGTGACTGCGACCATCAATGATGCGGTCTACAACCCTGATCTGGTGCTGCAATCGCTCAACACCAACCGCACTGAAATCTTGGACATGGCCGATCGCAACGGCTGGTCGCCAGAGGTGACTGATTTGAAACTGCGCGAATCCGAAACCAAGATTTACGGCGGTGTGGTTGAGCGCCTTGCCGTTGCAGACCCGATCCGCGCTCTCGAATATTTGCGCGAGAACCGCGACAATATGCTGGGTGCAGAGGTGGCGCGCCTTGAGTCCAGATTGGTCCCGATGGCGCGAGAATATCGGGGGCGTGCGGCGGGTGCGGCGGCGGCCACTGGCGCGATTGACCCTCGCACCTTTGATTGGTCCAAATACTCGACGGGCGGGGCGGCTACGCGAGCTGACAGTTTCACCGGCCTTAATCCAGAGTTTGCATCTCGCGTGGCTAACATGCTTGTGGCCGCTGAGGCAGATGGCATCGACCTCAAGGTCACATCGGCCTATCGTTCAAATGAGTTGCAAGCTGCGCTGTTTGCACGCGCGGTCGAGCGATATGGCAGTGAGGCGGCGGCGCGAAAGTGGGTCGCACCTCCTGGCCGATCTCAGCACAACACGGGCATGGCCGTTGATTTCGCGAGCGCGAGCGGTGGGCTGTTGCGTGATGCGGGCAGCGCTGAAGCCAAATGGCTGCAGGCAAATGCTGAGCGCTTCGGCCTTCATTTGCCGATGTCTTGGGAGCCTTGGCAGGTTGAGATGTCTGGATCGCGTGGTGGCCCGGCCATCGAGCCAACGGCCATTAGCGGCGGCGGCATCGAAAGCCTTCTGGCCATCGCTGATCCCGATGAGCGGGCTGCGGCAATCAATGAGTATAACCTGCGCACGGGCATTCAGGCCAAGCAAGCTGAGGCGGGCCGCCAGGCGGCTGAGGACGCAGCGTTTCAGATGATCGAGGCGGGCGGCAACATCAATGACCTGCCGCTTGAGTATCGCCAGCACATCGGACGTGAGGCGATGAATAGCCTGCGCATCTATCAGGAGCGGGTGGCCAGCGGGCAGCCCGTTCTGACTAACGATGCGTTTTATGTGCAGCTTGCCGACATGATGTCTCAGTCGCCTGAGGAGTTCATGCGCACTGATCCAATGACATGGCGCGACAAGCTGGATGACGGTGATTTCCAGTATTTCGTCAAGCAGCGCGCTGATCTGATCGCCGGTCGCCGCGAGGCCGGTGCTGATGGGCCGTCCATTTCTTCGCTGCGCACGGCATCCTCAACGGCGCTCAAAGCGGCTGGCGTCGATGATGATCCTCAGGTGGTCGCAACATTTGAGCGTGACCTGTTGCGGTGGTCTGCGGCATTTGCTGAGCGCGAGGGCCGTAACCCCAGCGCGTTAGAGACCAACACGCGGATCAATGAGATGCTGGTGCCCGTAGTCATTGACCCCAAGGGATTGGGTAACAAGCAAGACGGCTTTGCCTTCCAGATGGATTACGATGGTCGGTCATATGACCCGAATGATGACGTGACCCCCGCGATGTTGCGGGATGGTGCGCTGACCATCAATGATATTTCTGTGTCTAATGGCATGATGGAAACCTTTGCCCAAGGCTTTGAAATTCGGTTTGGCCGCGCGCCAACCGTTCAAGAGTTGATTGAGGGCATGATTGCATCGGGGCTTTATGATGAATGATTTGGTGAATGGATCACTGTTTGACCGTCACTTTGATGACCTTGAGCGCCGCAATGCTGCACGTCAAAGCACTGCTTTAATTCTTGGCACTGACACACCGGATCGGGCGGCTGAGGGCGTCCAGCTTGGCTCTGAGCTGAGTGTGCCGCCTCAGGCCGTCATGGGCGCGCCTGAGGTGTTTCGAGGCCAGGCGGAAACCTTGCGGGCAACGACTGCCTTGCGCAGCGCGCCAAACCTTTCTGACTGGCTGGGTGATCCGATCAATGGCGCTCTGAGCAAGGATGATCTGGACAACCTGACATGGTTTGAGCGCAACTTTGGCGCGGGTGGCCGCGCCATCGGTCGCGGTGTGCGCCGCCTTTCTGCGGTTCCTGATTACTTCGGGGCGCTGGCGGATTCGACGCGCGCCGGTGATGTCGGCAAAACCTATGATGAGATTTTGGCTGAGGAGGTGGCGCGCTGGGGCGAGGGTGTAACCTTTGATATGTTGCCTGCGCATTCCCGCATGAATGCTATTCAGGTTGCTCAGCTTCGATATGACGCCATTGCGGGTCAAGGTGAGGCAGAGCAGATTGAATACATCCGGCGCGGCGCTGAGCGATTGGCGAACGCTCAGGAAATCCTGCGTATCACACAAAACATCCCGATGTCTGAAACGGCCACGATGTTCCGCGATGGTCGGTTGGCCAACGCTGAAAATACGCTAATGGGCACGCTTAGTGCCTTTGTCGATGATCCGATTGGTGGGGCGGCGTTCATTGCTGAAACAGCGGCGGAAACGCTTCCGGTTCTGGCGGGTGCGACAGCAACCACGGCGGCCACTCGATCCCCAGCCGCTGGCGTGACCGTCATGGCCGGTGGCTCATTCCTTATGGAAAACACCAACTCGGCCATGCAATTCCTGCAGGAGCGCGGCGTGGATATGTCTACGCCAGAGGCTGCCGCGCTGGTGCTACAAAACCGTGAGTTGATGGCCGAGGCCCAAAAGCTGGGTGTTGAGCGTGGCTTGATCATTGCCATGTTCGATGCAGTTTCTGGCGGCGTGGCTGGTAGGGCGCTTCTTGAAAATCCAGCGGGCGACATGGTTGTGCAGGGTATTGCTCAAGCCGCGTTGGGCGCTGGTGGTGAGGCAACGGCGCAGCTTGCGACTGAGGGCGAAATTGACTGGCGCGAGGTCGTGATTGAGGGCTTGGCCGAATTGGCCACGGCACCGATTGAGGTTGTTGGCGTTGGTGGGCGCGGCATGCTGGACATGCTGTCACGGTTTTCGCGTAGCGGCGAAACATCGGCGGCCATTGCCGAGATTGATGTGGTTGCTGCGGAATCCAAGGTGCGGGCTCGGTCGGTCGATAAGTTTCTTGAAGCCCTGCAGGCTTCAAACATGGATGACAAGGCGCTCTATGTCTCGGCTGAGGGGCTGCAAGAGTATTTTCAGGCCAAGGACACGCCGCTGAATGATGAGACACTGCGCGCATGGGGCGTTGACCCGTCTGACTTCGCGGAAAAGCTGACCAGCGGTGGCGATGTGACGGTGCCCGTTGCCAACTATGCAGCGCGGATAAGCGGCACCGATGATGCCATGTGGTTCCGCGAAAACTCTGTGCTGGACCCTGGCGAAATGTCAGTGGCAGAGGCCGCTGAATTCAATGATCGTGTGCGCGACATCATGGCAGAGGAGTTTGATAAACGTGAGGCGCAGCTTGAAGATGACCGCCAGTCGCGCGCGTCGGACGTGCAGATTTATGATCAGGTGTTTTCGCAATTGCGGGCGGCGGGGCGCTCGCCGGATGTAGCACAACAAGAGGCAACCGTGTGGGCATCGTTCTGGCGGGCGATGAGCGAGCGCTATGGCGAGGACGCGCTTGACCTTGCCCGATCTATGGGTGTGGCCATTCAGGGGCCTCAGACGCCAGAGGTGGCGCGTCGGCGCGATCAACTGGACATCATGCTGAACACGCTGCGCTCAAAAGGTGACAAGGCGCTGGCTCCGCGCGGCGCTGGTATTCTCGACTTTGTGCGCGCTCAGGGCGGTGTCCGCGATCGAGGCGGCGATGTCGAGGCGCTGGATGCTCCAAAGGGTGTAATCGCTGAAAGCCGGTCTCAAATCCTTGAGCGCGAAAGCCAGCCGTCATTGGGCGGCGGTGCCGACTTTAATGGGCGCGGAATGGGTTTGGATGATATTGGCCGCGCGATGATCGAGGCTGGTTATTTTCCTGAGTATATGGGCGGCGCTGACATCCAAGCTGACGGCACTGTGGTGGATGAGGCTGCCATTGCGCTTGAGGCAATTTCTGAGGCCGTGGCTGGGCGTGATCGCTTCCTTGATGGTGAGGGGCCGGATCAGGACTTGGTGGATTTTGCTGAGCAACTGAGCGAGCGCGGCATTGATCTGGCGATGTCCAATGACGACATCATGGCCGCGCTCAATGGTGGGC